GAGCGTGGGTAAAATGTGCCTCCGTTAAACAGCCATTTTGTAGAGTCAAAGTTAAGAGACTTAATAGCGCTTAAAGTTCCAGCGTCGTGCCATGTACCCTGCACAACTGGCACAAATTTATTATACATGCCACCAATACGACGGCCAAGAATTGTGCCTAGGTCCGCGCTTATTGCACTGGCATAACCGCTGAACCAGTTAGAACTTAAAACAAAAGTAGAGCCGTTGTAAACATAAATAGAGCCGAAGCCGAACGGCCCCTCGTCGTCATAGTAAGCGGGCTCAAGTTCTATAAGTTGGCTGTTGCCACTAGCGCCCGTTACGCTTACAGTCTGCTTGGTCGTGTGGGCAAAGTCTGGGTTTTCTATTGAGCCATAAGGCTGCGCTGCTGTAATGGTACCCCAAAAGTTAATCTGGTTAGTAGTGTTGGCGGCCCAGTTGTTAGGCGCTACAAAGAAACCTTGCTCAGCCTCTATGTAATAGTCAACAAATAAACGCGTATAGCCAGCAGGAACTTCAGGCATTACGAAGTCCATTACATGAGTATTCCAACTATTACGCGCGTTAGTAACTGTTAACTCTTGAGTCTGCCAAACGGGCGTAGCTACTGTATTATAGGCGTTTGTAATTGGGCTGTATTGTGAAGTAGTGCCGCCAGAGTTTTTAACATAAATGCGGTAATAGAATAAGTAGCGCTGGTAACGCTTGGCACTGCTTGCGCTTAATGCTACAAAAGAGTCGTCGAACCATTTGCAAAGCATGCGGACCCGTGTAGGCTTGCTGGCTTGTAGTGTCTTGTCAACTATTGACAATTCTATACTGTTATTGTCTGGCTCGGTCCTTAAAACAAATATAGCGTTTTGCCTTTCCTCTATAACATCCACGGCCCGAACTGGTGGCTGGTATGTTAGCGTTGGCTTGGCTTCCCATTGTGGCCTTACATTAGCAGCAAGGCTAACGGCGTGGGCTGTGCTGCCGTTGCTTTGGTAGGTACCCGCAGCGTTGTAAATTCTAGTAGTTAAGTTAGTAGCGTTATAGGCGTCGTCTGGTAAAATCCAAAACGCCCCGCTTTCTAATGTAATGCGACTGCCGTAAATGCTTAGCACTTGCTCTATGGCCTGCTTGCAAGTTAGCAGGTCTATATTTGTGCCAGCCTCAAAGGGGTCCGTAGTGTCAATAAATTGAACATCCGCGAAAGGGTCAAAGTTATTGTAAAAACTAAGCAGGTTAAACTTAGTGTTAGCCAGTCCCTTATAACTTGCCTGCGCCGTGTCATACATTGTAACCCCGTCGCGTATATAGGTATTTTCGCCTAAGGCGGTCCAGTAGTCGTCTAGCCCGCAAAGTTCCAAAGACTTACGCACTATGTCTAAGCCCGTAGCCAATGAGTCGGTAAACCAGTCGGGGCTTACAAAGAACCCCTCTAATAAGTTTAACGAGTCAACAGCCACCAAGTCAAACACTGGCGCCCCGTTAATGCTTTCGCGTAGGTAGTCGGCTTGGTCTGCAACCACTCGGCCTACATAGTAAAGCGCGTCTGCTCTATAAACGACAATAGCGTAGCGGTTCTCCTGACTGTTAGCAATAGCTATAAAAGCATTTCGCACCGTGTCGCTAGGCATTACCCAGTTAGTCGAAATTCTACTAGGCCTACAAAAGTTTTCGTAATAAGTATTACCCTGACCTTGGCGCTCAATAGTAAAGCCGTCGCCTGCTAGCGTTAATTCTGTGGCGTCTTCTAGTTCTACTAACTTCTCAAGTAAGCAACTGGCGCCCTCTTGGTAGCCTCCTGCTGCTGTTACTCTGGTAGCGTAGCGGCTTGCAAAGTTGTTAGCACTTGAGCCAGTAGCCCCGTCCCAGAGTTCTACTCTGTACTCTATATTTTCGATGCTCAAAAACGAGCCGTAATACTTGCGTGCCATTAACCCCGTTTACTGTCTTTATTATAACGCTCTAAAACTATTGCCAAGTCTCGGCCTGCTATGGTAGTGCTTGCCACAAATCCGCTGCTATTGTCGCCAGTTTTTAGCATGCCTTTAAGTTTGTCTAAAGGTGCTATAACTTCTGGGTTATTCCTAGCGTTAGGGTATTCACCAACTAAGCCCAATGTAGGACCGCTAACTATTCCACCCTCAGCGAATGCCGTAGGCTGTGGCCCTTTCTTAAGCATCCCGCTAATGACCGCAGAACCTGCAACCAATGCAACACCCGCAGCGGCGGCTAGCACTGGGTCTTTAATAAGCAACTCCTTAAACGCCTTAGAGGCGGTAGCGGTTGCAATAAGTGCAGAACCAAAGGCCCGCATAAACTGAGCAACAGAACCCAGCAGGGCTTTGCCAAAGTCGTCAAAACTATTTATTTGCCCGCTAAGAATGTCGCCAAGTGCTTGGCCAAAACTTTCCAAACCTTGCACGCTTAAGTTATTAAAAGCCGCGTTAACGCCCTCCATAGACTTAACCATGCGTTCCTCATATTCTATTTGGTTAATTTCCTGCTTTAATTGTTCACGCCTTTGCAGTCTAGTTTCTTCGCTCATTGCTTTACTCGTAGACTGAATAGGCCCGCTAATTGGCTGAGGCTTTGCCTTTGGTATAGCCCTAGCAATTCCTGCGCGGTCTAGGTCCAAATAACTTAGCGCTCTCTCCCTACCTTCTTTTGTTATTTTGGCTTGCTCGTCGTTAAACTTTTTTAACTTGGCTTTGCGCTTTTCGTATTCCTCGCCTTGTTTTTTAAGAACCTCAGCGGCATGCTCTTGCTGCTTTGTATTCTCCTCGGTTATATAATTTTCGCGCTCAATTTTTAAAACGGTTAACGCTGTTTTTGTGTCGTCAACTATTTTGCCCCAATTCTCTTTATTGTTTTTGCCAAAGTTAGCACGGGCTTTTTTAAGGGTCTCGTTTAAAATTTGCTCATTCTTAGCGAATGCCCCTAACTTGTCGCCCTTGGCTTCTAGTATTTTAACTTCGTTTTGCTGCTTGGCTATGCTTTTGTCTATGGTATTATTTAAGTCTTTTAGCGCTTTGTCAGCAGGGAAAATAGCGTCCTTAAGTTTGTCAAAGTTTGCAACAAGCGCCCCAATTCCTGCAATTAATACGCCAATGCCTATACTCATTAAAGCAGTTCTAAAGGCTAATGTAGCGCCAGTGGCCCCAGCAGTTACGCTAGTGTATACTCTATTGGCTAATGCAAGCACGCCCGTTTTTGTAGCGTTCTCGTCTAACAAAACTGCTTGTATAGCCTGCACTCCATTTACTAATGCTATTGCCCCTTGGAGTTTAACCATGGTTTTTTGTAGGTCCTCGCTCTCTACGCCAGTTAAAGCTAGTGCCCCTTCTACTGCACCAAAGGCGCCAGCAACTGCCTGCACTCCACCAAGCACGGCGTCAATTCTACGCGTGTCACTTGCAAAGTATGAAACCTCAGCGCGGGCGTCGCTTATGCTGTCTTTCATTTTACCCGCTGCCCTTATAATGTCGTTAGCAGTTTGGGCAAACTCTGGCCCCAAGGCCCTTGCCTGCATGGCCAAATTGGTTAACTGTCTAACAGTTCCAGCCGTAGGGTTTTTGGTGCTTATGTCTTTTAACTTCTTTTCTATTTCGGTTGCAGCCTTTGCGGTCTCTGCACTCATTTTAGAGCCGCTTGCTTGGATGGCGCTAACAGCGTCCTGCAAACCTTTGCGCAGCTTCTCTATGTCTGCACCTATAACAATGTTTAACGACCTTGCCATTACCTAGTATAATTAATTATAAAGTCCTGAGAAACTTGGTAAACTCCAGCAAAGCCCGCTTCATCGTCGGTTAACTGTACCTCGCTGTCTAGTTCTATTGTTTGACATTTAACGCCGTTAAAAGTTGCTGGCAATGTAGCAGCCTCAAACGCTGCCCTTACTTGCTCAGCGACCGCCGTAGCGCTTGCGAATGTAGTGCCAAAAGAATTAACCTGCACCCGTGCAAAGTCTGTACGGCTGTGGCTAGTATTCGTGGGGCTGGTAATTATGCTAACAAGGTTGTAACTTATTGCAGGAAAAGCAGACTCTTGCGGAATGCGCAAGGGGTTTAAGCGTGTACTAACAAGAGCAGTAAGCCCCGCGTAGTTGCTAAGAATGTTATAGGCTATTTTTATAGGGGCGCTCATGCTTTGGCGTCTGGGGTTAACTTGTCAAAGACATGCGAATATAACTTAACTGCCTCCTCTATACTAATATAGTCGCGCTCCTCCCATGGAAAAGTTAACAAGCGTTTTGGCTCTATTGGTTTTTTTAAGTGTGGTGCCATAGAAGTAGCAACCGCCCAGCGCATAAGTTCCCACTGGTTCCTATACTCTTGAGTCTGCGCGGACCGCATGCCCTCAAGTTTTAACCGCCAAAAGTGGGGCGTGCATTTCCAAAACTCGGCCTCACTTAGTCCAAGTTCTCCATAACTGATGCGCTCAATTTTGCGCCAAGTAAGCGGGGCGCTGTCGCCCTTGGCTGTTACTTTCCCTCTGGCTCGTCGCTAGAAAAGAAGTCAGTAACCGCAGCAGTAAAAGCGTCAAGTGCAGGGGCTAACTCGGAAAACTTCCGAATAGCTGCGCCTAATTTGTCAACAGTTTTAAACGGTGTTTTTTCGCCCTTGGCTTCGTAGCCTTCAACAATGCCGTAAAATGCGCAGGCTAGTGCAAAGTCCATAGACTTGGCTAAGTCCTTTTGCATGTTTAAGTCTGCAAAGTTTTCCATACCAGCCAACTGCATTACATTTTTAAGGCTATTCATGTTAAACAAAAGGGGATGACTAGCACCCCCTATTTTAATTTCTGTGCTCATGGCACAAATATAATGTAAAAGTATTAAGGCGTTACAGTTCCAATAGTCAAAGCGCCAGTACCTTGCAAGGTTCCAGTAAAAGTTGCTTTGTCATTGTTAGGAGCGCTTAAGGACAAACTGCTAAAAAAAGCAGCGCCAGTTAATTTTTGGTCGCCGCTGCTGTTAGTAGTCATTACAACAGTTACAGAAGTGCCCGCCAACAAGTCAGTTAAAAGGTCTTTAAAAGATTGGCCCTGCGTGCTTACGCTTGCGTCCTCTTCAAAAATTCCCTCTACATTTAAAGTGTAGCCGTACTCGCCCGCAATAAATTCTTTTGCGCCTGCGCTGTCTTTGTTAGTAACATCAATCATGTCTTTTGAAATGTCGATGCTGTGAGATGTCGCGTTTGCGATTTTAGTTAATGTGCCTGCTACATCTTTATAGATGCTAATAAGCGTGCCGTTTACTAATCCAGTAGTTGCCATGGTTATTTATATATTAAGTTATTTTTCTTTGCTAAGTCGCGCAGCATTCCGTCTACGCCTTTAATTACTTCGTCTGTTACATTAGACGCGTTTCTGTCTAGGGCTGGTCGCATAAATGGGCGAGGCGCTAGGCTTCCCGTATAGCGTCCGTTAGACTGAATGCGGGGCGCTGTGCCATATTCAAACATGACGCCAAGGTAATTGTTATAGTATTCTTTACGCAAGCCTATTAAAGTCTTGTCTAAGTTCGTGCTGTCTTTGCTAGTAATAAAACCAATAGAGTCGCGCAAGTCGCCAGTGTTAACTGGTACTAAACTTTTAGCCGTTGCTATAATTGGCTCTGCACTTTTGCGCAGCAACTTCTGCAACTTGGGGCTTTTAATGTCTACACCAATAGCCTCCAGCGCGTTAATTACTTCGCTCATTCCCTCTATGTTTTTGTCGGTAGCCATTACAGTGTAACTTCGGTTTGTAGTTTCAAATATAGGTTGCGCTGTAAATTTGCTATGTTAACAATGTTGTGGGCTATGCCGTCCTCTACTACTCTATGCTTAACGCTTACGCTGGTATTATACCGAATAGTATAATTTACTATTTGCTTATGCTCTCTGCGGTCGGCGTTTACATTCTCATTACCAGACTGCGCCTCTACGCGCTCAGCCCATGCGGTAGCATATTCGGTCCAAGTCTGCAACTTCTCCCCAGTGTTCGTGTCTATTGTCTCGGTGTAACTTTGTAGGCTCACCAGTACATCCATAGCCCCTGCATTCATTATACTAGAACTTGGATTTTATAAGGGTCTAACAAATAATGGAAGCCAAACTCTAGCGGGCTTTGAATAGTACCAGTTACAATAGCCTGCCTATTGTCATAATACTGAGCAATTAACAAAAGTGCAGCGTGCTTTATTGTCATTGGAAAAATAGTGTCTGGCTCTACGCTAGAAGTTCCAACTGGGTTAAAGCCCTCTGTGAGTTCTACTATGTATTTAATCCCGTCGTCTGTTACCAATGTCGGCGCTGTTTCTATAAAGATGTTACGGCTATATAAGCCCATTGGCTCAGGGCTACTAATCCAATCTGCTGAGTCGTAGGCTGTAATTGCGTTGCTGTCACTAATATAGAATACATTTGTTACAGACAAGCAGCGCGTGTTTAAACGCAAGTAGTTTCCGCTAGGTATATTGGTACCGTTAAGCGGGTTAACAAGCGCAGGCTGCCCTGTAAAGCCGTCGAAGCCATAGCGTGCCGTAGCCTTACGAATAGAGTAGCCAAGGTAATTACTGCAAGCCTCCACGGCCATAGCAATAAGCCCGCCTATGTAGGAGTCGTCTGCGCTGCTTGTTACGCGCAGGTGCTGCTTAGTTTCTGCTAGTGTTATGTAGTCAGTAGCGGCGTTAGCGTAGGCGGTATAATGGCGTGCAATAAACATAGTTTTACTCGGCGTCTAGTTCGGTTTCTGGGTTAACTGGCTTAGCCTTTTTGCTTGGCTTGCTAGGTGAAGTAAGCGCTGGAATTTCAATAGCTACGCCTGCCTCAATTAAAAGCATGGCTTGCTTGGTTTCCATAATTACCTCCTCGCCTGCATTATAGGAAAGGTTAAACTGCCCAGAAGGGTTAGCAATAAATTGAATTTTCATATTAGCCCAAGGGTGGCGCAGTCAAGGCCACCCTTAGCACTCGGTCTTTAATGACTCCGAGCAGTCAAGTTATTAGGCTACAATGTCCTTACAAACTGCGAAGGCAGTAGGTTGCAACAAGTTAACATCCATGTAAGCGTTAAGCACTACATTGGTTAAGCCAGCAGTTGCACCGCTGTAAGGGTCCACAGTCAACTCCATACCACCACCAAAAGAGGCAATAGCCATTTTAGAGAAGTCCCCGAAAATCATGGCAGACAATGCGCTGCTAGAACCTTTAGACAAGTTAGAAGGTACCAAAGTTGAAGTAGAAACTGGGTAGCCGTTCAAGTCGAAGCCACCAGCAGGCCAAATGAAGTTACCTTCTACGCCAGAAGATTGGCGAGGAATAGTCTGTAAAGCAGCTTTAACTTTAGGGTTAGTCAAGTAAGCAACACCTTCACCGTTAGCGTTTTCTACGGCCTTCATCAAGTTAACAACATCGGCCCAAACTGGAGCAATACCGTTAGCGTTGGTAGCGTTAGAAGTCGCGCCGCCTGCAAAAGTTACATTTACATTGGCGTTGGCAATAATACCAGTAGGCTCGTTAGAACC